TCGGCCCACGCCACACGCGGCCATGGCTTCCGCCAGCGTCAGCTCCCCCGCCTGCTGACGAGCATACACTTCTTCAAAATTATCGGGGCGCTTTTCGGCGCGGCCACGTCTGCGACCGGTCTTGCTGCTGATCTTATAACCTTCTTCATCCACGGGCATGGCATCGACGCCCGCCTCACGACGTTTCTTCGTCTTTTCCCATTCCTGCTCGGCGATGGTGCTGAGTACTTCAATGAGGATGTTGTTCACCATTTCCAGCACCCACTCCTGACCTTCAGGAAACTCAACCATCGTCGTTGGGATCTCCAGAATACGGACGATGACGCCTCTCTCTTTGTACCACGCCAGCTCTTCGCGAATAAAGGACTTCTTACGAGCCACACGGTCAATCTCCGTGAACGTCACTCGGTCACCGCGCTGGATAATCTTTTTCATATCATCACAACCTCGGTGTTGTTTGGTACCAGGGCGCTCTTTCTTTCTACCCGAAATTTCATCGGTAAAAATGTTTTCGTCGGCATAGCCCATCTTCTTCGCCTCGGCCAACTGACGAGCTAGGTTCTGTCCTTTTGTCGATACACGGGCAACAAAATAATCGTTCATCGGACTCTCATGCCACCCTTCTCTACTACATAGCTCTCGCGCTTGTCACTGGCTTCTGCCGGGCGAACGACGATTTCATAGCCCATCTCAGCCAGCATTTCAATGGCAGTATTCACTTTCATATTTTCGTTCTTTAAACGGTCGTTTACGATCTGAGGTTTTACGCCCAGTGCCGCAGCGATATCCGTCTGTGTTTTTTTGCGTCCATCCTGTTTGATTGTATTATTTAAAACTTCCGAAACGATTTCGTTGATTTTCATTGTACCCAACCCCTTCTGGTTTGTTGAGACTAGAATATCACGATTAATCTTGATTGTCAAGAGCAATCTTGAAAATTTTTTCTTTTTGAATTTTTCTCTGCTGAAGCGCTTCCCCCGCGCGACCTCCGACCACCCATTCCCCCGCCGGCATGCCTAGGACGATCCATGCCGAAATGGTGTCGGAAAACTAGAGAAAAACGACACGCAGAAATTTTCAAGATAAATCTTTAATTATTTATAGGAAACGTGTTGACTTTCAAGACTAATCTTGTTATATTATATTTACAAGATAAATCTTGAAAACAAACACAAACCAAGGGGGAAACAAACAATGCTAAACATTTACATTAACACATGGGGTAACTACAACGAAAACGGTGCAGACGGCGGCGAATGGATCACACTTCCGATGGAAGAAGAAACACTAAAGGAAACAATGGATCGTATCGCCAACGCAATGGGTGACCACGATCCGGAATGGTTCGTAAACGATTACGAGTGGACAACAGAAATCGATCTTCGAGAGATCAGTGAGATGGAAAACATCGAGGAGCTGAATCAATGGCTTGATGAATTGGACGGCTTGAACGAATGGGATCAAAAGGAAATCGCAGCGGCGATGGAAGCATGGGGGTATTCATTCGAGGAAGCAATGGACAAACAGCAACGAGGGTATTTTACCTTTTATGCCAACATGGACTTGGAAGAGGTAGCAGAGGAACTCGTAAACGAGTGCTATACGCCGGACAGTGCAACGGCTGAATTTTTCGCTCGTTACTTCGACTATGAGGCATTCGCTCGTGACCTCCACTTTGACGGATACGAGGAAACAAGCCTAGGGGTGATCGTAGAATGATTATAGGGCGTTATATAGGAAGAGACGAAAACGGCAAGCCACAATTTATTATAATCTCAAGGGGGAAATAACCAATGTTTATATATAGCGATATTTTCGAGAATGATTTTCTTATCAAAACGGATGCACTAAAAACGATCAATCATTACAAAATGAAGATTAACGGTTGGTATTGTGGTGGCTTTTCTGCCGCCACCGATACCGAGGCATTAGCAATTTTTAAAAACATTCTCAAGGGGGAAAATAACTAATGAAAACTACCACAACGAATTTATATCTGTTCCACGAATTAAGCGAAAAGGCACAACGCAAGGCATGGGAAAAATCAAGTTTTGACTTTTCCGACGATCACGGCCACGAATACCGTGCAACATTAGAGGCGTTTGAAAAACTCTTTGACATTAATATTCTCCGTTACGATGTTGGTAGTATGGTTTTTAATCCGTCTTTTGATTTTGACACAATAGGTAATGCAACGGATATGCCTAAAGGTGATCCGCTCCGCCTTGCACGGTTTATTTGGAACAATTACGCCGATTACATTCTAAAAGGAAAATACTACAGCACAAGCGGTAAATGGATTGATGGAAAATACACATATAAAAGCCGTCATTCTAAAGTATTGTCATCTTTCTATGATTGCCCTTTGACCAGCGTTTGCTACGACTACGACATTTTACAACCTATTATCGATTGTCTGCATTACAAACGCTTTTTTAACTCATATGAAGATTTGATACATGAGTGTCTAGTAAACTTTTTCCGTGCATGGGACTCTGAAATAGAACATTGCCACACTTGGGAATATTTTGCCGATGTGGCAGATGCAAACGAATGGTATTTTACAGAAGAAGGCGAATTTTATAAGGGGGGCGTAAACTAATGAACTTTTTAAAAGCAATCACAATCGAGGGAAAAACCGAACTTTTCAATGTAAACAATATTTTGACGATCCAACCGAACAAAAACGGCACAACTAAAATTCTAATGGGGGCGGGGCTTTATTGGACGGTACACACGGCGAGCATTGAGTGGGTGAATTGCTACAACGAATTAATCGCAGCCGTTGACGAGGTGTGATATGGAGACTTTTATTTACTACTTTGGCTCGGTATCATTCGCCGGCATTCTTTCTTGGGGCGTTTCATTGCTTATAGATTACTTAGAAAAGGGGAAAAGAAAATGACAAACTATAATATCGTAGCAAACACAGAAGAGGCAAAATACCAAATTATCGAGGTGATCCAATCAAGCGGAGCCATTTTGAGCGGCGTTTCTGCCTATGGTTTGGGGTATTACATACAACTAAACGCAACGGAAGAACAAGCGGAGCGGATCAACAACGCCTTGGAGGTGGTGGCTTGATCGTATTTATCGCAATAATAGGCACGATCCTATATATACCACTTGCAATTATAATCGAACTGACAAAAAACTATAAGTAACCTATGGAGGGAAAACAATGTATAACAAAGAAACATAACTAAACAGAATTACGGACATGATGGAAAGCGAACTAACATATATCTACGATGAAGAAGGAATAAAGAGCGGAGACATCTCCCCTCTTCAGCATCTCGAATTGCAACGCCTTGTAAAGGAAACAGCGGATCTTTTTGCGGAACTAATCGAACAGAACAAATAAACATCGACCCCTTGCAATAGGGGTCTTTTCTATGGAGGGAAAACAATGGAACGATCCAATAGCAGATACCAAAGAGAAAAACGCCGTGCTCGTAATAGTGCGATATGGTGGCAACAGAACTTTAGCAACGAGAATTACAGCTATTTCGAGCTTTACGAGTGGCAACAATACTTCGAAAAACTCGCCAGACAGTACGGATTAATTAGAGAATTCAAGGAAAACGGCATTATTTGAAACGGAGGGAAAGCGATGGATTCCACGGACTTTATTACTTGTAAAATCTTTTATGGGGGAAAATCCTATGGGCGTGCAACTTGGTGCCCACACTGTCAAAAAGGGTTTTCCAACGATGATGACAAAAAAATCTGTCCCCATTGTGGGGCGGAGATAAAAAACGAAGCCGCCCCACAATAGGGGCGGTTTTTTCATGCCCAAAAATGACAATACCTCGTATTTCGCGTTTAAACGCCCCTCTACGGCGTTTTAACTCACGGATGAACATTTACCCTCGGAGCGATTTTAAACGGCGTGGCGACCCCAAAAAACGCCGAGAAATATGACTATTTGTTAAATTGAGCGGATACGCAGCAGAAAACACACGCTATTTTCCTAAAATTTCCCAAATTTGTATATTCTCTTCCAATCCACCCTATTTTTGACCAAAAATTGGAAGAAAAATGGGCGATCACCCTGGATCGCCCTATTTTTCGCCTGTTTTCCATAGTCGTCGCATAGTCGTAAAGTCGCAAAGTCGTGAAAATTCCATAATTTTCCATAGTTGTTTTGGAAAATTCTGCAAAGTGACAGAAAAATAACATGTTTTTCCTCTTTTTTATCATGTTGCACTTTGCACAAAGTTGGACATCACTCCTCCGGCAACTCAGCATATTTTGCCTCAATGGTAGCCACATCTACTTCCTCCGGTTTGTTCTCAACTACCGGCGTCAGATTCACCTGTTTTACATCTTGGTATCCAAAGTTGTTCACGCCCAGGAACACGCCCGCCATGGGATTGATCTTTCCATTCTGCATATACGCCTCCCAAAGTGCTTCCAGAACAGCATAAGCACGGACGATAACCTCTTCATGGGTGTCGGCTCTATACTCTCCCCTCTTCCAACGCCACAAAGTCGATTTGTCTATCCTCAGAGCATTGCAAAAGCCTTTCACAGACGGCTTCATATCATCCTGAGCACAGATGGCGAAGTATAA